AGCCTTCATTTGATCATGTAGCGCATCATCAACCGCCGACAATACCTGTTTACGAATATTGACGCGGTCCTCATCAGTAACGCAAACCGGCTTCGCTGGTTGCGCATCGCTCTGCGCATAGATCATAAAGCCAAGCAGCACAGCCAACAAGGAAGTGAAACTGATAATCCGGATCATGGCACAATCGCTCGATATGGAAATATGACTTCCCCTTCATCATCCGTCTGACCAGACGATATGACGATGCGCTTGTATGTCATCATTTCTTGGCTTGCGCCATTTCTTTCTCTCTAGCGACCCGTTCAAGCACATCAGGACGCGGCCTGTCATGATACTGCATCTTTGCAGCGAATGTTTGATCCTGTTCGAGCGTTGCCATTGTAAATCGGATGCTGAATGCCGCATCAGGTGGTACCGTTAGTTGTTCTGGTGTCTCTTTGCTTTTAGCCATTGTTAATCTCCCTGTTACGAAGATGGTGCTGTTGGTGGCGTTAAGTCACCTCACGAATACGGAGCGGTTGGTGGCGTGAAATTGCCCATCCACCGCGCGATGCCTTTGCTCACGCGAAACTCGTCTATATTTCCGTTGAGATTGATCGGGTTAAAATCGCCAAGCTGGCCGATGGCGAAATTATTCGTGTTTGCGACTATCGACGCGCTCGCCGTGATCGCACCGTTCGTTGCGAGTGTTCCATCAAAATAAATCTCCATCACTGTGCCGCGCCGTTGCGCGACATAGTGGTGCCAGTTGGTGTCGGTGACGAGGACCGCCGTCTGGATGCTGATGATTGGCCCGTCGCTTGGCAACCACGCAAACTGCATGGTGCCGCTGACGTTGACGTAGAAATAATATCCATTAGTAATTGCCGAGCCAGCTTTCCCAAACATTGAATACTGCACACCCAACGCATTGACACGCGCCCACCAATCAATTGAAAAATCTCCGCTGCCAAAATCAAAGTCGGGACTATCAAGGCAAGATAAATATCCGGTCCCATTGAACGCGGCAGATGCACCGCCAAATTTACTCTGCGCGGTTGAGATTTGCGTACCGCCAACGGGGGTGATAGTGCGTTGCCACGGTGAAACGTCAGTAAATGTTGTGCTTCCGTTTGCTCCGTCCATATGTGCGAGCAAAACGGTTTGTATCGCGGGCGGATCAGGGGCATAGGGCGCGGTTGGCGGCGTGAAATTTGTCGTCCACCGCGCGATGCCTTTGCTGACGCGGAGTTCGTCGATGTAGCCGTTGTAGCCGTTGCCGTTTTGCCCTGCACCGATGCAGAGCGGATTAGAGTTTGCCGCCAGCGCCAGCGACGACACCCAAGTGTCCTGCTGTATACCGTTCCTAAATATCCAGAATGTGCTTCCTTTGCGAACGACCGCAAAGTGTGCCCACGCACCCCAAATATTATTCATCACCCTACTGTATGCGATGTCCCACGCGCTGCCGTTCGATGTCATGTAGACGTAGGACTGCCCGCCAACACCCCATCCGATCAGGAACGGCGCGTAGGTTGTCACCGCCTCGCGGGAGAGAACCGCGCCGTTGTTGGTTCGGTACTCCCACCAGTCGACTGTGAAATCGCCAGCACCAAACTCCCAATCGCTGCTGTTCGGGAACGTGCAATAGCTGCTGCCGTTGCCGAAAAGCGACGAACCGCCGAACTTGAACTGCGCGGTTGAAATCTGCATGGCGCTAACCATTGTGGCTAGACCATGTGCAGCAGGAGAGTAGTCCAACAGCTTGGTCGCGGCGTTAGCGCGGTCAGCATGAAGCAGCAGCTTTGTGAAGGCGTCGTTGCCGGGGGACGCGCCGCCGAACAATACTGGCGTAGTACACGGCATCATTTACTTGACATCCGCTTGGAACGAACAGGCGATGTAGCCGCCATTTAGAACCGCATAGCTAAGAACGTCGATTGCGTTTGGTGTCGCGGTCAAAATTGGCTTCTGGCCGCCAAGGAATTTCCACATGCTTCCCCATGTTGTGATGTTGCGGCCACCCGTCGCGTCCTGCTGAATGTAAATGATGCCCTTCATCCCGCTTAGTGCGTTTGTTGGATTTAGCAACGATGATGTCGCTGAATTGATGGCCCAAAACCAGTCAATTGCTCCTGCAAGGTTTGGAGCAAGACTAGAAGATGGTCCGACATTATAAGCCGCCGCTGCATTCCACATCGTCTGCGGCGTAATATAAACGCCAGCAGTACCGTTAAGATACATTGCGACGTCTGCCGATTTGTTGTCGATGTATTGCTTGGTTGCAATGCCGAGCGCGAGGGTCGGATCGCCGTGGACGGTCAAAAGCCCGCTAACGCGGTCGCCGTACAAGACCGGCACCTTCGGAGTGCCGCTATCGTCGCAATTGTAGAGAGACAGATTTGAGCCAACGTCGCCGCCGCTCTCGCCCGCGTTGTCGGGCATGTTGAGTAGCCAGCGCGGCTTTCCATTGAAGCCGCCAGCAATCGCCGCAGTTGTCGTTACAACGGTCTTGTTGAGGGAAAGTGTCGGTGATGATTTGGTAATTGTCAGGTCGCCGCTCATCGTATCGCCAGCGAGACGAACGGCGGCGGTCCATGTTGAATTGCCGCGCCCGTAAATGTTGGCATCGGCTGGCGCTTCGGGAACTGGCCCCGCCGGTCCTTGCGGGCCGGTCGCACCCTGCGGACCAGATGGCCCGGTATTGCCTTGTGGTCCCTGCGCTCCTGTGTCGCCCTTCGGGCCTTGTGGTCCCGTATTTCCGATTGGCCCCATCGGACCAACAGGACCAACGTCGCCCTTGATGCCTTGCGGTCCCGCTGGCCCCGGTTCTCCCTGCGGTCCTGTCCCTCCCGGTCCCATCGGGCCTTGCGCGCCAGCCGGACCCGGTGGTCCTTGTTGGCCGGTCGGCCCCGGTGGTCCGATTGGTGCGACCGTCAATGTTTGATCTTCCGCATAGGCACTTTTTGCCAGCGTGAAGCGCGGCGCACCGGATGCGAGTGTCAACCGCTCACCGTTGCTCATTGCCACACCGATCCGTAGATATTGTTGTTGCTCATCGTAAAATTGTTCGACGCGCTCTGACTGACGGCACCTGCGCCGATCTGGAACGCCCCGTCAGCCACAAAACTAATTGCACCCGTTGATGACACCGAGGTCGGATTTGCCGACTGCGCCCAAGAATACGAGTAAGACGACATCGCAACTGACGCGCCATTATTGAATTGAGAATAAAGAACGATACCGCCAAAGTAGTTATTGTTGCTAGAGCAGCTTGCGGTGTAGGTCGCCTGAACAGTGTCGCCAGCCCACCCAATCACGGTGTTGTACCAGCCATACACGCCGCCACCGACTGCATTGACGACTGCTGTACCCCACGCCGCAACAAACGGCTTTGATCGCCTGTTGAACCACGACGCAACCAGCCGGTACATCACATCGTCATGAAACGCATTGTCGCCGCCGACAAGCACCATTCCGACCAATGTGCGGCTCTGGTCCGCGTTCTTAACCTCTACGCCATCAATCCATTGCCCATGACCTATGATTGAGAAGTCGAGCGCCACCGCACCGGCATTGATGAACGCATAAACGAAATACACCTGTGCTGCCGTAAGCGTCTGTCCAGCAACTCCGTCGATGAAGCAATTTGTTCTGACGCCGGAAACACCACCAGCGGGCACGGCATAGGATTTCGCTGCAATGCTGATGCGGTTGCCGTTGTACGGCATCAGCCGCACTGTGTTCCCGTCAACAAAGCCAAAGCGCACTTGACCGTGAAGAACACTTGCGGCTCCGTCAACATAACCCTTGCTTGCTGCTTGCAATGGATCGGTTGGCGTTGTACTCGGCAGCACCAGCGGACCTGTCATCGTGTCGCCAGCGCGGTTGACTGCCTTTGACCAGCCGACATTTTGCCTTCCGTAGACAAAACCGTCTGATGGGGCCTCGATGTACGAGCCTGTGCCCGGTGGACCTTGCGGCCCGACATCACCCTGCGGGCCTTGTGGACCTATCGGGCCTGCTGGACCTGTATCGCCTTTAACACCTTGTGGCCCGACTGGACCTTGTGGACCTTGTGGACCAGTTCCTCCCGGTCCCATCGGTCCTTGTGGACCAGCCGGTCCTTGTGGACCTTGTGGACCAATTGGTCCCGGTGGACCGACTGTTGGAACGGTCAAGTTTTGCTGGCTCATCGCGTCGTTCCCTGCACGACCGTCGCCGTGCCTTCCCATAGGCGTTCTTGAAAGCCGTTGGTCATTTCGCGCACAATGTCGCTGACGTAATCGCCGGGAGCCATCTGCACCATTGCGTCACGCCCGATGATGATTGTGAACGTTCCTGCCGTCGCATCATTGATGACGATGCCGCCGTCAGGCGACCACACAGAGACAAGGACTTCGTGATCTTCCTCCTGCCGACGAATTTCCATTGTCAGTATCGAGCCGGTCAGGTCGATTGGCGTGAACGTGCCATCGCCATTGTCCATCTGATAAACGAACGGAACGATCCAATCCTCGTTCTTCGCCATGTTCATGAGGCCGCTGTAGTAGGCTGGACCGGGCATTGCTCACGCTCCGTATTGACCGCCAGTTGCGACTGAGCCGGGGAGTGAATGCGGGTAATAATCTGCGCCGCCGCCGACACTTTCTAAAATGCCGTTCATGATTGACGTATAACTCTGGCCCGAAACAAATCCGCCGCCTGTTATCGCAGCGTACCGCATTTGCAACAGCCCAAGCTCACCGGCATGTGCAAACGATTGAAACGCCACCGCGCCGAGAATGTTGAGTGACGGCCAGTAGCCAGCACCAAGAGCAACCGGGAATGTCATGTAGCCGACGAGAGTTGAACTGATGTGAGAAACCGCATTTGCTCCAGCCTCAATCGTAATCGTTGACGGTCCTTGAAAACCAACCGTGCAACCGCTGTCACCGGCACTCATATGAAAACGAGTGCATGGTCCAAAGCGCAAGTTGTGCAAATACGAAACGCCGCCATTTGACGCCCAACCATCAAGGCCAGTTGGATGTGTGTTGGCAAAGCGGAAGCCGTCAAAATCATAATAGCCACCCATTTGAAAGAACGTGCAGCCTTGATTTACGCCGGTAGCTGCATCGTGAACCACGTTGACGTTCTGCGGGCTGGTCGGGTTGCCAACCACATAAATCCAGCCGGTGCCATTCTGTGGCCGGAAATAAGTCATGCCGTGATAATTTCCGTCAGCAACATGGATGAACTGCGCGTAGTTGTTCATGTTGTATTTCAAGACTTCGTTGGCGGCTCGCTGGATCGTCTTGAATGGTCCGACTTTGGCACTCAGCACTGTTGGTGATGTCCCGTCATAGTCCGTGTCGTTGCCGATTGCGTCGTTGACGTACCAATCGGCGTTCTTCGTCAGCATCGGCAATGCGCCGGTTTGACGGGTCGAAGCGCCGCCAGCGTTTGCGATCTGCCAGTTGCCTTGATAGTAGAGCAGCAGAACCCAACCCGTTGGGATGATGTCGCCCTCGGTTACTGGTGACAAATCAGGATGCACGACCGGAGCAAACGGAGAGCCATTGACCGAGAACACCGCGCCCGCTGGCGTCGATGGATACCCCGGCCTGAACCAGATCGCCGTGCCGTCTGGTGGCGGCATGATCGGCAGCGACGGGATCGCCGTTGACCACTGTGTCGCTGACCCTTGATTTACTCCGAACTTGAAATGATTGAACACATCCGCGATTTTTATCATCTCAAGCAACTGCGACAGGTCGCCATTGCTTGGAAGCAGCCCAGCCGCAGCAATGGCGTTGACAATCTCGCGCTGCGGATATTCTATCGACGCAGCCGGGACAATCGAGCCTTGGATGCCTGCGCTCGGATTGCCGTCAACATAAGGAGCGTTTGGGCTAGACGGCTGATCAAACGGTTGATTATACTTCATTGCCTCTTTCCTTTATGCAAGCGAGACTTCATCCCACTCGGTTGTTACGGAGAAAGCCCAAGTGCCAGCAGCAGGCACGGTCGCCTTAATTGCAAACCCCTCATTTGCTAGAAATGTCAATGGGTGTTCGCCTTGCTGCTTTTCAAAAAGCACAATCGGTGCCGTTGTGAAAGGAGTATTGGCTGTGATTGGAACAGCTACGGTCCTACTCTCAAGCGGATCAGGATCAAGCACGCGTGTCCCTGGAGTAAGTGCGACTGTTGCTGAATACATAATCTCCGCAAGAGATGGAGCCATAATCGTACTCAATTGTGCTGCATCGCCTAAAAGGTTCGCAACATTCCCACCGCCATACTGTGCTGTGAAAGACCGCGCTGTGAACATATCAAATGTTGCTAGTCCTGCGGTGAACGCAGTCCCTGTTGCCCACGCACTAAGACGAACACGACGGATAAAAGCCGTTAAATTTGCTGACCAATGAAAGGAATAGATTGGAGCGCCAGCGACAAGTCCAGCAACCATCGCACCGCTCTTGCCGCAATGCTGATACATTCCTCCGAAGCCGTAGTCCATCGGAAAGAGGGTAGAGAATACCCACGACTGCTGGAAGGATCCATCGCCAGCCGGTGAACGGTCACGCATCCGGATAGTGAATAGATTGCCGACGCCATCCTTAACTTGTTTGTTGTCCATTTACATAATCCCTAGTGCGAGATATCCGCTGTTATAAGTCTGCGAGAAGTCAAGACCACCGACTTCAGAATAATCAAACACGATCTCTGTGTGCGCTGGCTTCCACCTGTTCAAGATGCACTCTAAATCTTCTGCCGTGCCTATTGCAAGTAACCGATCGACGCCACATTCGGACGAACCAGTGTGAAAATACGTGAGTCGCAGACCGCTGACATGCACAGTCCAGTAGAACCGAATTTCAGGCGGACCAAGCTGCCATCGCCAATCATTCGGACTGTCGGGATTGAAACTGCCGCGACTATCACCACAGAACGAAATGCCGCAGATGTATGGCTCGTACTCAGTAATTGTAATCGTGTAGCCGAGCGCCTCTGCCACTGCGATGAAGAACTCGCGCGACTGCCCGCCGAGCATCGTCATCTTAATCATCAGTGCAAGTCGCCGCGCCTCAATGCCTTGCGGCTCGCTGACGCACGGATCAGGCAGGCCCCACGCTCTCTCCCACTCAGGCAACAGCTCGACAGTCTTGCGCGGGTCGCTCTCTATTTCGAGAAAGTCAGCAATTCGGCTATCAACAAAACCCCAGTACATATTGAAGCCAGTAACGGTCTTGAACAGCGTCGTTCCCGGCCAGCGAGGCCACGCCTGCCCCTGCGGCAGCAGGGACAGAAAAGCTTGTACGTAGTCACTACCGCTGCGCCTTACATGTTTGTCTGCCATGTTACGCCTTGGTGAGTTGCTTCATGGCGGAAGTCGGCGTGGGATGACTGTAATAAATATCACCAAGTACGCCCATGTGACCAAGACTTGGCATCACATCATCTTCAATACTGACCAGATCAAACGAAATGACGCCGGCTGCGCCCATCACCGCCGAATATTTCCATGCCGTATAGATCGTTTGCCCCGGTGCGGCATAATAGAACAACATCTGCTCGATATTCAATTCAATGGCTGCGCGCACCGCTTCCGTGTCCGGGTTCAGATTGGCAATGTGAAAATTAACTGGATAACGTATCGGTGACATAACATAGCACTCCTTCACCGTCACCGGGCGCTTTGAGTTGATGTAGGCTGATACGATTTCGATGTCCGATACAAACGGAAATCCATCATTACTGGCACGCAGGTCGTCCATCATGAAACGCACCGACACCGTTCCAATACCCATCTCGCTTGCCGCCCATGCGCGTGTCACTCCCGGTACGGCCAGCGCCCACGCTTCGTAATCGTAGGCTGCGCCGCCCATCGGTGGCTGCTGGATACGACGCAACACCCGCTGCCGCAGTTCGTCGTCAGTCTCCGGATCGACACCGCCACCAATCGATATGACCGGCGCCTCATTGCCAACGCCTGCAACCGAACTATCGAAAGACAAGACATCTCCCACTTCCCTGTTGCCATCGGCGCCAGCCTGCAGCGCAGCCACAGCAACTGGAACGCCCACGTCGCTCACTACGACCTGTTCAGTAGTTTCATATGACCAGTTATCAGAACCGGACAGGCGCGACCCCATCGGCAGCACAGTGCCATTGACTCCAGTAGCGGTAACGCTACCTCTGGCAAACGTCCCGGACTTGCGCCCGATACTGCCATCTGCATTGACCAACCAGATGTCGCCATGTCGATCGAGCCACTCATGCTCAGCCGTGTCAGGCAGCAGCTGTAACGTGACCCAGTCGAGATAGCGCAGCGTCAGGTGGCAGACCGCAGCAGTCGCATCTGCCATCACGCGCAATACACTGTTGCCGACGAACGAGGCCCGACCGAGACTTGCCGTAATCTCGCCTCGGACTGTCTCGCGGACTGTACGCAGCGTTGGTGTTGTCCAAGGCATCAGTTTCTTATCCCTGTCCATAAATTCTGAAACTGTAACTCAATCTGCAGTATCGGCCCGCGATAGACTTTTATCCAAATGTCGATCTGCTCGACATCGTTACGCATTGCCGTCACATCAATACGACTGCAGATACGCCGATCGATCAGTGGCTGCAGTGCTATGCGGCAATAATGCGCAGCACGAACCAACGTCGATCCTTCCTGCGCTTCAGCAGGCGCAATCTTGGCACGGCTCAGCAGCCAGATTTTTGCACCGATCGGCCAGCCGTCCCATATTGTTTCAGCATCGAAATCACCCCACCAGCCGCAGCGGTCAGTGCTGTCCGGATCAGGCAAGGTATCGTTGATGTCAGCAAGGCCCCACGTCAGCAAGGCTACCTTCACCAGATTTGCCAGTTCTTCGCTCTCATCGAGCGTATTATCTGGCTTCAACAACCAGTCAGCCCAGATGCCTTCCAAGTTGGTAACGTTTATAACCCTGATGTCACTCATACGCTCAGCGCCACTATATCACGCTGCATGAAAGCAGGATGAACCGTTCCGTTTTCAGCAATCAATTCATCGCTGCGCGAAGCGTCGGCATAGATGCGGTTGGCCAACGCCAGAGATGGATAACTGACCGGCAAACGATATTGCACCACGCGCGGTAATTGCCGTTCCGTTGACGACAGATGCTGGATCAACAGTGCCGCCAGACCCACGAAATTCTGATAGTCACTCGACACGAACGAGTCAGCCTTGTCTATCTTTATAGCTTCAATAACTGCGCCCATGCTGTCCATCAGCACGTCAACTTCAGAGCGACTTGAAAACTCCATGGTAGTGATGATCTGGACCTGCTCTACAAATGAAAAAATAATCGCGGCATTGACAATAGCCGTCCCTAGAAAATTAACCGGCGTTTCATCAAACATGGCAGTCCGCACGCCGTCCATCGAGTTCAGAGTAGCGCCCGCCGTGCGCGCCAGCTCAAAGCATTCAAACAGTGAAGTACCAATAATCAAGTCATCGACGAGCTGCGAAAAGTTAGCCATGTACTTTCCAACAGCAGATCGCAAATCAGCACCAGCTGCTACGTCATTAACTGGAAAGCTCACCAGAGCAGACATCAGCCTTCCAGAAATTGCCAGACCCTCTGCGCGTTCTGACTTCTTCATGCGTGACCTATGCCGCCCTGACCAAGTGGAGTGCCAGCATCAAGGACGCCGGCTGCACTGGCACCGGTGTCCTGAGCGGCGCCCTGTGTCTGCGTTTTGGTATTGATCTGTTCCGGCGTGTTACCCGGTGAACCAAGCTCTACAAAGGACATCTCAAATGCACAGTAGCCGCCGCGCTCCCTCGTCTCGCTGACAGTGTAACGTTCGCAGATACAGTTCAATGGCTCCGCAAGATAGGGGTCGACAAGAACGCCGCCTTCGCTGTTGTCCAAGGCACTGATCAACGCTCGCTTCGTCACGTTGTAGGACGGGCCAATCAGATAACCTGTCACCTGATAACGAAAGGCACTGCGCCCCATGTCTTCGGCATAGGGTGTGTTTCGCTTGGGGTATTCGTGCAGCACTACACGCCGGCCACCGCTGCGCCCCTGATGTTCGACGTGGAATACCACGCCATTAAACGTAGCCGGCAATAACTGCAAGCGCCACGGCGCCGGGGACACTTCTTGAATAGTAGCCATCAATCACCCGTAAGCAAACGTAGCGCCGCTACCGGCGGCAGTCATCGGGTCACAGTGTGGCTCTCCGATCGGAATGCAAAGATCATCTGGCTGCGCATTGTCCGGTGTATTAACAATCACTGGCTTCCCTTGAATAAACACAGACAAGCCAGATGGAATGAGTTGACCGTCGCCATCCGTATTGACGTCACCTTCCACTGCCCACAGTCTGCCGTCAACGTAAGTCGTGCCCTGCCCGACTACGACCGTTGCCGCGCCGCATACGCGCGGGTCACCATGTCTGTGAGCTGGTGGCATCAGTTGTGATCAATCCTAGGTGAAGTGAGCTTGATATTACCGCTGCTTATTTCGATTTTGGACCCGCCAACCGTCAGCGTCATCTTGTCGGACAGCATCTCGAGCGTACAGCTACCGGCACCATCGACGTCGAAGAACCAGCGCTTGGCGCCCTTGTCATAAAGGCCAACTTTCTTGTCCCCCGGAGCGTAGAACTCGATCGTCCCGTTCGTAGTGCGCACCTCGGTGTTGACGCTGTCACCTTCGTGCTTGTACTTTTCCTGCTGTTGACCTCCACTACTGCCGCTCGCTGCAAGCTGCGTTGCCTGCGCTCCTGCCGAACCACCACCAGACGACGAGCCGCTGTCCTGCTTCTTGTCGATCTTATGCGTCTGCATCTTCTTGTTGACGTGGCGCAGGCTGGCAAAGCGCTTTGCGTTTTCTTTCGGGTCCTTGACCGACTTGCCATCGAGCGACACGACATAGGTGCCATTACCTTTAAACAGCACCATCTGCTCGGAACCATCCGGAGCGTAATGCGCACCTTCACCTTCACTCATTCCATAAGGCCGAACCCGTCGA